TTATTTCTAATACGATAAAACATATATGTTTAGCCGTATTACTAATATGTTACAATAGAACCTATTAATTGTCAACTAGTATTTATAATATATTGATTTAATTAGCCTTTAATAACATTATAATAATTATAAATAAATAGTAAGAATTATAATAAGTATTATATAAAGAGTATTAGTTTAGGTTAGCACCTTCAACTTAAAACACATATTTGAGTGATCATCCTACTAAGAACCTTTATATTAAAATAAGCTTATTCCACACACTACCATGGAGCAGCTTGCCCCTTTAGTTAACTTAATTGAAACCACCAAGGAGATAATTCAATGTCTGAACAACCTGTTATTTATAACGAACAAGAACAAAAACAACTTCAACAACTAGATGCTCAAGTACAAGGATTTGCTAATTTTAAAAATGCTACCCTTCGTTCACTACACTCTGGCCAAGACGCTAAAATAGTTGCAGATTTAGTACAATTCTTACATGAAATTGGCTCACAAGCTGTTAAACAAGCTGAGACAATTAAAGCCGCTGCCGAAGCTAGAGCTAACGCTCCTAAAGCTGAATAATAAATTCATTTTTCCCTCTGTTGTTAATAGAAAGAAAATAAACTTATGGTATTTAAACCAAAACAAAAAGCAGCTAAACCGGAAACAATTAAAGAAGAAACTATTAAGTCTGATTCTCCTATCCATAAAGCTTTTTATATTGAAAAAGAAAACGGCTCATGGAATCTAGTAATAGCTGATATTCAAGACGATAAGATTATTAGTAAAAAAGTTAAAGTATGTGATAACAAAGCTTTGTCGTTAGAAAACTTTAAGATACGGTTTGCGGAAACTTATTACTTTGGTCAATAATATGATTCATAAACTAAAAGAAATTGAATTAAAAAAACAACTACTAAAAATAGGTAGATTCTTTCGTGTAGTAGATGAATCAGAACCTGTACTTTCTATTACTAATACTGCTGTACTTGTAGTGTTAGCTAAAGTAACATTCTCTGCAGAACCTAGTATTGCAGAAATGGGCGGTCTCTTGATAACATTAGCACTCTATTACGGTAAGAAAAGAATTAATAAAGATAAATCTAAATTAAGTGATGAAAATAAAAAAGCTATTGAAGACGTGACAGCCAAAGTTCAACAAATAGCTGATAAGACATCAGGACTTGCAGCTTCGATTGGTCTACGTAATCCATTACAGAAATAATATATGACCGAAGAAACTAAAAGTAAGATTGAAACTATACTCATTAGTAGCGTTAATCGTTTATATTCTAAAGAAGAATCAATCGGACTGGAATATGAAGATTTCAAGGTTTTAGAAATTATTTTTAAAATAGTTAAAGATCATTCAGATACCACCTCTCCTATTTCAACACAAGCCCCTTCTTCAACAGAAGACATTGTAGAATTATTAAAATCTGTAAGGGGATTTACCCCACGTGGAGAATAAACCTACTGTAGACCAGGCCGCCGCTGCTGAAAAACTATGGAGACTAGGTTTAGTTTCATGGAAATTTCATAATGCCCAATTAGATATCTATCAGGCTATAAATAAATCCACTGCATCTACATTTGTTATAAATGTTGCCAGACAGTCAGGAAAATCTTATATGCTTTCCGGGTATGCAATTGAATTTGCTTTACAACACCCCGGTGCTAAAATATGTTTTCTAGCTCCTACAGCAAAAGCAATTAAAAAAATTGTTTTACCTCGTATAAAAGAAATTCTTTCCGATTGTCCAAGAGATCTTCTTCCATCATATAAAGTAAATGATCAAGTATATAAATTTAAAAATGGATCAGAAGTACACCTAGCCGGAACGGACGCAGAACGTGCAGAAAACCTCAGAGGACAAGTATTTCATTTAGTTATATGCGATGAAGCTGGGTTTATGAATAAACTAGATTACGTTGTATCTAGTATTCTTAGGCCATTAACAGCCACTGTATCGGGAAAAATTATTCTTTCATCAACTCCTCCAGTTTCACCTTCTCATCCATTTAAAAAAATATTTGTAGAACAGGCCATCAAAACTGGAAATTATATTAAAAAAACAGTACATGATAATCCTTTAATTTCTGATAAAATTAAACAACAATACATGCAAGAATCTGGTGGAGAAGACAGCGTAGCCTGGAGAAGAGAATATTTAGCTGAATTTATTATTGATGAAAATGAAGCAGTTATTCCAGAAGCTAATGAAAAGAAAGTTGAAAGTCTTATTAAAAAAGTTATACCTAACGGGCATAACATATCAGGTGAACATGAAATAATGGAACCTATGTTCTATGATGCATATACGGTAGCTGACCTTGGATATACGGATAACACAGGTATTCTATTTGGATACTGGGATTTCAACCGTGCTACATTAGTTATACAAGATGAAGCTCTTTTTAACAAACCTAATACACAAACAATTTCTAATATAATTGTTCAAAAAGAAGGCGCCCTATGGGGCCAAAAAAAGCCATATCTTAGGTTTTGTGATGGAGACCCAATTACTATTAGTGATTTAAATTCAGCCCATCAATTGGCTTTTAGTCAAACTCGTAATGATGAATTAGAAGCTTCAGTTAACTCTGTACGTCTTTTTATACAAGATAATAAAATTAATATAGATCCAAGGTGTACAAATCTAATTCTTCAATTAAAATCAGCCATCTGGGATAGCAGTCGTAGAAAATTCGCTAGATCAGGAGATCATGGTCATTTTGACTTAATTGCTGCATTGATATACATGGTTCGTAATATCCGTAGAGCACGCAACCCTAACCCAACTGGATACGGAACTAGTATTGATAATATGTACCTTCCTCCTGATAATTTTGTTGCAAAAGATAATAGTAACTTACAAAAATTAGTATCAGAGCCAATGAAAAAATATTTCCCAGGACATTCAGGAAATGATAAGGGTTAATAAGTAAATTATACCAGTTTTAATCTATAAAGGACGTTTAAATGTCAAATAATTATAATGAATATTTCGCCTCCCTCCCAGGGCCAGAAATTGCAGCTGAATTAGAAAAACGTCATGACACGTGGTATAACAACATTGGCGCCAGTGGTGTTTATCGTAAGATGCGTAAATCTTATGCAGCTTATTATGGATACAATACAACAGGCGCTGGACACACTGCATCTGAACAAGTAAAAGCCGGAGAACAAGGCGAACTTACTCTTATAAAAGCTAATCATTTTCGTAACTTAATTCAACATCTTCTTGTTATGACAACTTCTAGCCGTCCATCTATGGATGCACGTGCTATTAATACTGATTATAGATCTATAGCTCAAACTGTTCTTGCAAATGGAATTCTCGATTATTACATGAGAGAAAAACGTCTAGAACGTTATTTGAAACAAGCTACTGAATATGCCCTAGTATTTGGAGAAGGGTATATTCGTTTAGAATGGGATACATCTGAAGGTGATGAATATACAGTGGATCCAGAATCTAATAAAATTACATATACTGGTGATATAAAATATACTATTTTAAATCCACTAGATGTAATTAAAGATGTATTTAAAACAGATGACAATGATAACCAATGGTTGATTGTACGTCATTATAAAAATAGATTCGAATTGGCCGCTAAATACCCTGAACTTAAAGATGAAATATTAGCCGCTAAAACAAAAGATGAACTAGATATTAATTTTAATTCTAGATTTATCGTAAGTGGTGATTTTCGTTCAGATTTAATCCCTGTATATGAATTTTACCATGAAAAGTCAGATGCCCTACCAAATGGACGTCAAGTTGTTTATGTAAATAAAGAAACGATTCTTTTTGATGGACCCCTTCCATATAAGCATATCCCTGTGTACAGAATCGCCCCAGGTGAGTACATGGGCACCCCAAATGGATATACTGTCGCTTTTGACCTAATTGCTCTACAAGAGACATTAGACGGCCTTTATTCGGTAGTGGTAACAAATCAATCTACCTTCGGTGTTCAAAATCTACTTTTACCCCAAGGTCATAATATTTCATATAGTTCATTACCAGGCGGCCTTAATGTTATTGAATATGACGCTTCGGTTGGTAAACCAGAGGCCCTTAATTTAACAAAAACTCCACCTGAAATCTTTAGTTTTATTGATAAAATTGAATCAGTAATGGAAACTATATCCGGCGTTAACTCTGTATCTAGAGGTAACCCAGAAGCTAATTTACGATCAGGTAATGCACTTGCTCTTATTCAATCAATGGCGATCCAATTTAACTCTGGATTACAACAGTCATATGCTCAACTTCTTGAAGATGTGGGCACCGCCACTCTTACCACATTAAGAGACTTTGCTGCTACCCCTAGAGTTGCAATGATTGTAGGTAAAAATAATAGATCGTTTATGAAAGAATTTACTGGCAATGATCTTGATAAGATCAATCGAGTAGTTGTAGATATGGGTAACCCTTTATCTCGTACAACAGCTGGTAAATTAGAAATGGCCAGTAATCTTTTACAACAAGGCATTATTAAAAATGCACAAGATTATATCATGGTAATGAAAACTGGTAATCTTGATATGATGTTAGAAGGCGACGTAAGTGAACTTTCTAATATTAAATCTGAAAATGAAAGATTATCAGAAGGTAAACAAGTTATTGTAATTGTAACTGATGAACATGTTACTCATATTAAAGAACATAAATCAGTAATTGCTTCTCCAGATGCAAGAGAAAATCCAGAAGTAGTTAAAGCTGTATTAGATCATATTCAACAACATATTGAGCAACTAAAAACTGCAGACCCTAACCTTTTAAATATACTAGGTCAGCCTTCATTAGCCCAACCTCAAGGTGCACCTATGCCTGAAGGCGCTCCAGCTCCCGGAGGTCCCTCATCAGGTGCTGCCCCTATGGACCCTAATAATGCAGCCCCCCAAGAACCTGGAATGCCAGGATTACCAAAAGATCCTATTACTAATCAACCGCCTAATATACCAGGAGTAAACTCTTAATAGTTGTTACCAAATATAATATTTAGTAATAATTTAAACTTTAACGGATTATAAAAAAGTAAAAATATATGTCTTTTGAATCTAAACCTACAGAAATATTACTAGCTTCTGATGTTAATAACATGGGAAGTACAGTATTTTGTTTACCAGGTAATATTACAAATGTATCTGGTTATTGTATACAAGCTATTTGGTCCGATGGAAGTCCGGTAGGGATCATGTCATTACAAGCATGTATTGATAGTACTAGTGATAATTGGTCAGATATTCCTAATAGTAGTTTACCAGTTCCAACTGTAGCAGGTGAAACTAATAATATTTTTAATGTAAGTAAACATGCTTACTATAATTTTGTAAGATTAAAGTATACCAGAACCAGTGGAAATGGTATTTTAGTAGTTTACATGGTATCAAAGAGTTAATATGGCATATATTGATATTAATGATACAACCGGCGCTGGCGGGGGAGATGCAACCGCTGCTAATCAACTAGTTGAAATAGCTTTACTTACTAGTATAGATAGTAAAGACCCCCCCCTTGGGCAAGCGACAATGGCTAATTCTAAGCCAGTTGTTATTGCTTCAGATCAGTCACCCATTGATATAAAAGTAATTGGAAGTTTAGTTCCAGAACATTATGATAAAATTGATTTAAGTTATATTGTCTCTGGATTTGGTATAGGTCAAATTGGAGTTGTAGTTTATAAATTATCAGCTACAACTATTGCAACTCTTACCTTAACATATAATGCAAGCAGTCAAGTAATAAGTATTGTGAGATCATAATGGCAGCTACTCCACAAATAGTTTTTAATCCATTCACTGGAACCTTTGATTATATAGGATCAAATACAGATGGATTTAGTTGGTATAATATACCAGTTGGAGGTACAGTAACTATTGATAATAATAGAGAAATGGTTACAACTTCGCCTCAAACAGTTTTAGGTACTTTAACTATATTAGGTAGGAATACGGTGCTTTAATGAGTGAAATTAGATTAAAAGAAGATACAGCACCAGGTACGCCTCCTGCCGGATTAGTTTCAATTTATGTTAAAACAGACGGTAAACTTTATATTAAAGATGACGCTGGAGTTGAAACTCCGGTAGGTTCTGTAGAATCAGTAAATGGTTATACAGGTATAGTTGTACTTACTAAAGCTGACATTGGGCTCGGAAATGCAGACAATACTTCTGATGTAAACAAACCAGTATCTACTGCACAGGCTGCTGCAGATTCAGCAGTACAGGCATTTTCAATCCAACGAGCTAATCATACAGGTACTCAATTAGCTTCAACAATTTCAGACTTTAATACAACAGCAAGAGGACTTCTTTCAGGAACGGCTCCAGTTAATTATAATTCAGGTTCTGGCGCTATATCAATTCCTAAAGCCGATAGCGTAACTAATGGATATTTAAGTGCCGCAGACTTTGTTATTTTTAGTAGTTCAGCTGGTGGAGATGTAGCTGGACCAGTCAGTTCAACAGATAACGCTATTGCTAGATTCGATTTAACAACTGGTAAATTAATACAAAATTCTGTAGTAACTGTCGATGACACTGGAATATTAGCAGGTGCTAGTATTTCTGCTTCTAGTAATACTTTAACTAATATAGCTAATACTTCAATATCAGCTTCAGCAGCTATTGCAGGAAGTAAAATTAATCCAGATTTTGGTGCTCAGAATATAGTTACAACAGGTTCAGGTACATTTAGCGGAACATTTGATTTAGCTCAAATAGCCACTCCTTCTAATCCCACTGCAAGTCGAAATAGAATTTACCCTAAATCAGACGGTAATTTCTATAAACTAAACTCTTCTGGAACAGAAGTAAATATAGCAACCGGACTACGTACTATAGGATTAACTATTGACGGAGGCGGATCTGCTATTACTACAGGAGTTAAAGGCTACATAGAGGTTCCTTATACGGGAACTATTACGGGCTGGACTATTTTAGGCGATGTATCAGGATCTATGGTAGTTGATGTATGGAAAGATACTTATGCTAACTATCCTCCTACTGTAGCAGATACTATTGCAGGAAGTGAAAAACCTACAATCAGTGCAGCTTTAACAGGACAAGACTTAAGTCTATCAACCTGGACTACATCGGTTACCGCAGGAGACATCATTGGCTTTAATGTAGACAGCTGCAGTACTATAACAAGAGCAACTCTAGTAATAAGGATATTACCATCGTAATGATTATAATATTTGAAAATCAAGAATACGTTGCATGTGACACACTGTCCTCTAAAGATTTTACAGGCAGGGATCTCACATTAAGTAATCTAATTACAGACATAACTATTTACGGAACATGCTTTTCTCAAGAGAAACCAGATTCAATAGTTTTTCCTGAAGGATCTAGTAATATTACCTTCATTAACTGTAACCTAGATAACTGCATACTGCCTGCTAATAGTATCATTTTAGGTAGACAGCCAATTAGATTTAAAGTGCAGGAAGATGGCCTTGATTGGGAAATCGATATAAATAATAATCCAATAAGATGTTTATTTAATGTAATTCCAGCCGTAATAGAACAGGAGAATTAATAACATGCCAGCTTCAGCAAATACAGTATGGGAATGCCGATCAACAGCAACCGCAGGTAATGTAAACGGAGGCGGATTTGTTACAGGCGCTAGTGGAACTGACTACAGTCAGCAAAATGCTGCACAATACGCATTAACTGGAATAGCTAGTGTTGGTTCTGGAAATACTTTCTTAACAGCTTCAGCAGCAGCTGATATGGTTGGAAATTTTGCTAAAGCAGTATCTGGAACTAATTTTACAGTTGGATGGTTTGAGATAACCTCAGTTTCTGCTGGAGTTTCAGTAACATGTGCAACAAATGCAGCAGCAGTTTCTATATGCACTGGCGTTGGAGCTTCCGGCGTTATTAACATAGGCGGCTCTCTTTCTTTAGGATCTACTTTTGATGATGATGTATTTGAAGAATTTATAGGAGGTAATACTTGCTGGGTAAGATCAGGAAACTACACACTAGGTGAGTCTATACAAATTGCTTCTGCAAGTGCTACTGGAACTGATCCTATCTTCGTTAAGGGGTACACTTCGACTAGAGGAGATAACCCTATTGTTAGTGGAACATCACAACCAGTAATCGCAATGGGAGCTTTTTCCATAAGTTTACCAACTTTCTGGAATATTAATTATATATCGTTTACTACAACAGCCGCTATTGGAATAAATATGGGTACAGCAACTACCTTGTTTCAGGTTAAATGCTTAAATACCTCCACAACGTCAGGAAGAACAGCTATCCAAGTTGGTCTTAGAAGTCTACTATCGTCGTGTGAAGTTGTCTGCCAAAACGGCACCGCAGTATTAACCGCGAATCTAGGACAAACAATAACAGGATGTTACATACACGATTCTGCTACTGGAATTTCTATTGTATTCAATAGTACATTTGTTACTGACTGTGTAGTGGGAAGCTGCTCCTCAATTGGCATAAGTCTAGGATCAAATTCTGCAGGAAATAATAGGATATTTAATACTACTATCAATGGGTCTTCTTTAAAACTCTCAACTGGAATAAATATGCCTGCAGCTGCTAGTCCAAATAATTCGTTTACTAATGTAACCATCAGCAGATGTGCCGTTGGAATATCTAAAACATCCCCAACACAAAATTCTAATCTTGATTTTAATGTAAACTTTTTTGACAATACCGCTGATACCAGCAACTATACTAAGAGCAATACAGCACTAGCACTCAACCCTAATTTTGTTGATATTCTAGATCTTACTGGGACAATAGGAACATCAACAGGATCAGTTTTAACTGATACAGCAGCTGATTTTTCTTTGGTTGAAGATAATGTAGATTACCTAAGAGTAGTAAGTGGAACAGGTGTAACGACTGGAATCTATTTAATTACATCACATACCGCCACAACACTGACTGTAAATAATGCACTTGGAACGTCATCTGCAGGAAATATTGTCTACGTTGTGCCTACCGGACACAACTATGCAATAGGTCTAAATCTAAGAGGAAAAGGAACCCCGTCTACTTTCGGCAGTGACACGATAAACTATGC